CCTTATCTCGCATAACCTGCTTAGAATGCTCTGTGAAAGGTCTACAAGCATAGACACTCTCTAAGCCCTCCATGTGTACATTAGCTAAGTGCTCCCTTCTTACCTTGTCATATAGCAAGTTCTGGGCATAGGTTCTCTCATCCCCTAAGCGAGCGAGAGCGTCAAACTGTGCCGACACAATCTCTTTCTGTGTCAATCCTTCAATCTTCATTTTATAGACTCCAATAGTCAATAGTACCTAAAATTACATAACAGAGGCTTAACCCTGCTACACCTAACCAACATAACCGCTCATCATTATCATCATGATTCATCATGAAATTCCTTATTTTTTGTATCTTTCTCGACATCAATAATTAATTCACTGATATATAGAGCATACAGTAGAATTAAACCCAATACAACACCTATTACATATGAAAACATACCTTAAAACCTCATATAATCCATTCTAAGCCTATTTCATGGGTCAGGCTATGCTACCCTCCTAATAAACACTAGAAAGCCTAAGAATGCAAACCATAGGCTTTGTGGTGTTTACTGCTCAATGCTCTATCTCTGCTAGTGCTTTGATTAGTACGTCAAATTGTATAGGAGTATATTGGAACTCTTCAGCGACTAAGGCCAATAAGTACTCCTGATGCTCTATCTCTGACATAAAATACTCGTCATTAAGTACGTGTAACGCCAGTTCATTGTCGCTGTATTCTTTACAGTTTATCATGCTGTTACCTCATCATAGTCAGGGTCGCACTCACTAGCAGACGTTAAGAGCCAGTCTATGCGTTGTTGTGGTACTAAAGTATGCTCACAGCCATCTAGCCAGCGGTTGATATGCTTAGACGTTGTTACACTGTATCTCTGCTCAGTCCTAATTAATGAGCCGTCAGTGATTCTAGCGGCCACTGGTGTTTCATAGCTAAAGAATACCTGAGCGAATCCTAGGTCTAGTTCTGTTTGGTTACTTCCAATTAATCGTAGTTTCATCTCTGTTACTCCTAGTTGTTTTAATGGGTCTTACTACGCCCCTAAAGGCGTTTCGACTAATCCCCATTAGTCTCATCAGGTAAGTTTATCCCTCTACATAAAAGCCATTAGCAATGTGTCTGCGTTGCGGCCAAACTTCAGCATGGAGTTTAACTACTGCTTTATCTAACTCCGAAAATTGCTGATCAGTATAAAGAAACAATTCGTCGACCTCAGTGTATAACCAGTTGAGATTCTTCATCAGATCATAAAAGTACTGGTCATTAAATACGCGCAACCTCAATTCCTGATCACTGTATTTGGTTAAGTCTTCAACGCCTATTAAGTTTGTCATGTTGTATTACCTCAGTTGTTTAAATAGATAGACTTAGCTTATAGTCCAATTCTTTTAAAACGCTTTTGCGAATCTCATCATTGCTTGCATTAACATCTTCTCGCATAGCAAGTATAAAGTCATAAAGTGCGTCACAAATAATCTCGTCCTCTAGTTGGCTTATAGTATCTTCTCGCATGGTATTTCCTCAGTTGTTTAATGTTTGTCTTGATGGGTTCATTATAGTGTATAGGATAACTATGTACAATGCTTTTTATGCATGACCTATTGAAACTATATGCGCCTAGTGCATGACTACAGTATACCTTTGTATATGCGCGTAGGCGCGAGTAACACATAATATAACCTGTGTCAACCTGTGGATTCATACAGTGGTTTAGGCTTCATAGGTATCCTATAGCATACTCACACTGCACCTGTCAAACATAAGCTTGACCCAATGGCGGCCTATGGTCACCCATGCAATACCCATGCCAACATGGAACCTTGTGTATAACCTGTGTGTAACTTATGCACAGCCCCTGTGGATACTGTGGATAACTCATGTATAACCTGTGGATAACTAGAGGGGACGGGGGGGGCGTGGGGATGCGTAGGATTGTTACTGTACCCTCTGGCATACAAAAAAGGAGTAAATTAGGAAAAAAGAGGGATATACATAAGTATACATAAGTCATTGATTTACATAAGGAAAACACAGGTTCCCCATTGGTGTTGACACAAGCAGTTAAGGGACACACAGGTTGACACACAAGGGGCTTGAGGGTGTACTTAAATTAATTTAGTAAATATAGAAAATAATGCTTGACATTTACTTTAATATATGGTATAATATCAAGTATACTAAGTTAGTTAAAGGAAACCATCCGCGCCTTAAGTACCTTAAGTAAACTAAAGTATTTTACTTTTATTAATAATTAAAGAAAATAACTAAACTCTACTTAAGTATCCTTAAGATAACTAAGGGGAATACTTTGAGTAAACCAGATATAGATAAGTCAACCATTGCCGCAAAGCGGAAAGGTCGGCCACCAAAGAAAGCTGTAGTATCTAAAACAACAGGTAATAGAAAAGGGGTAGGTCGTCCCAAAGGTGATGCTTCAATCATCAACGACTATAAAGCTAGGATGCTTGCGTCCCCAAAGTCACGTAAGGTGATGGATGCAATCTTTGATGCGGCTTTAGACAATGATCATAAGAATCAGTCAGCGGCATGGAAGTTAGTAATGGATAGGATGTTACCTATTAGTTACTTTGAGAAGGAGAAAGGAGGTAGCGGTGGGCGTAGTGCTATCAATATCTCTATTACTGGAGTAGGTGGTGAAACTACTATTATCTCTGGTAATGAACAACAGCAAGACCCATTAGAGGGAGAAGTTGTCAATGATTAATAACATTAATGATATGTTAAGATACTTTAACAGGGAAGAGTTTGCCTGTCAGTACACAGGTAAGAATAAGATTGATGATCAATTCCTAATCAAATTAGACCACCTACGCTATGTATGTGGTTTTCCTTTTATAATAACTAGCGGCTACAGAGACCCTAGTCACCCCGTAGAGGCTAAGAAAAAAGTTGCAGGAACTCACGCACAAGGTATCGCCTGTGACATCAGGGTTGAGAATGGTCAGCAAAGGTATGACATCGTTAAACACGCCACTGCGTTGGGGTTCAACGGTATCGGAGTTGCTAACAGCTTTGTCCATGTTGACATCCGCAAGTTGGACGTTGGCGAGTCTCCTGTAATGTGGTGTTATAATTGACAGACTTAAATGTCTCTCTTCTACCGTGGCAACAGGAAGTATATAACAACGAAACAAGATTTAAAGTTATAGCCGCAGGTAGACGTACAGGTAAGAGTAGACTAGCGGCATGGATGTTAATACTCCGCGCCCTTAGTGATACCAAAGGCCATGTGTTTTACGTTGCCCCTACACAGGGACAGGCTAGGGACATTATGTGGCAGATGCTCCTAGAGTTAGGACATAACGTCATAGCCTCTAGCCACGTTAATAACCTACAGATTAAACTCATTAATGGTGCTATAATTGCCCTAAAGGGTGCGGATAGACCAGAGACAATGAGGGGTGTCAGCTTAAAGTTCCTAGTAATGGATGAGTACGCTGACATGAAGCCAGAGGTTTGGGAGCAGATACTACGTCCTGCTTTGGCTGACCAAAAGGGTGATGCGTTATTCATAGGGACTCCTATGGGGCGTAATCACTTCTACGAACTATATACTTATGCCTGTGTGTCGGATGATCCTACATTTACAGGTTTTCATTTTACAAGTTATGATAACCCCTTGTTAGACCCAGAAGAGATTGAAGCGGCAAAGAAGTCAATGTCTTCCTTTTCATTCAGACAGGAGTTCATGGCTTCCTTTGAGGCAAATGATAGTGAACTCTTTAAGGAAGAAAACGTCAAGTTTAGTGAGGAAGAACCTTCAGATGGTGAGTATTACATTGCTGTCGATTTGGCAGGTTTTGCTGAAGTTTCTAAGGTCACAACCAAAACCAAAAGGCTTGACCAAACGGCAATTTCTGTGGTTAAGGCAGGTACGGAAGGATGGTGGGTTGCTAATATCATACATGGGCGGTGGGGTGTTGAAGAGACCGCCAGACGTATCTTTGAAGCAGTCAGAGACTACCGACCAGTAGCTGTAGGTATTGAGAAAGGTGCACTTAAGAATGCAGTGTTTCCTTACTTAAACAACGAGATGAAAAAGAACCAAAGGTTTTTCAGGATTGAAGAACTAACTCATGGTAATAAAAAGAAAATAGATCGTATAGTTTGGGCATTGCAAGGTCGATTTGAACACGGCAGTATATTACTAAACAAAGGTAAATGGAACAGTCAGTTTCTTGATGAGTTGTTTCAATTCCCCAACCCATTAGTCCATGACGACTTAATAGACTCATTAGCATATATAGATCAGTTAGCAAAAGTATCCTATGCTTATGACTATGAGGATGAAGGCTACGAATACTTAGATAAATACGCAGGGTATTAACTATGTTAGAAGATAAAGAAAGTTTCTCTATAGAGCAAGACCTAGAAGGTTGGGTGATGGACAAATGTGATAATTGGAGAGATCATTATGAAGCCAATTATTCCGATAAGTTTGAAGAGTATTACAGGTTATGGAGAGGACAGTGGTCTTCCCAAGACCGAACAAGAGAATCCGAAAGGTCTAAGATTATTTCCCCTGCACTGCAACAGGCAGTTGAGTCCTCTGTAGCGGAACTAGAGGAAGCTACCTTTGGCCGTGGTAAGTGGTTTGATATACGTGATGATATACACGATCAACAAAGTGCTGACATTGCAATGTTACGTACACACCTTGATGAAGACTTTAAAAAGAACAAAGTACGTAAAGGTGTCGCTGAGTGCTTAATCAATGCCGCTGTGTTTGGTACTGGTATTGCAGAGATTGTCCTAGAGGAAGAAAAGGAAATGGCTCCTGCATCTCAGCCAATGATGGGTGGTGAGTTACAGGCAGTAGGTGTTACCATTAAAGATCGTACTTGTGTTAAGCTACGTCCTGTAATGCCACAAAACTTCCTAATAGACCCTGTAGCTACAGATATTGATTCAGCTTTAGGTTGTGCTGTTGATGAGTTTGTCTCTAGCCACCTAGTAGAACAACTACAGGAAAAGGGTGTTTATCGTGATGAGCCTATCACTCAAGCACAGACTGACTTTAATTTAGAACCAGATCAAGACCTAACTTCATTTTCTGAGGACAAAGTACGTCTAACTAAGTATTATGGTTTAGTCCCTGCTCACTTACTTAAGAAAGCCGAAAAGTCAGAACTAGAAGATGACGAAGAAGAGATTGAAGATATAGAAGTTTCCCTTATGGGTAGTGATGAGGGAGATGAGGAAGATTCCTATTATGTAGAAGCTATGGTTGTTATTGCTAACAGCGGTGTGCTTCTTAAAGCGGAAAGAAACCCTTACATGATGCAGGATCGTCCTGTTGTTGCATTCCCTTGGGATGTCGTTCCTAGCCGTTTCTGGGGCAGAGGGGTATGTGAGAAAGGGTATAACTCACAAAAGGCTTTAGACACAGAACTACGCGCTAGAATTGATGCTCTATCCCTTACTATACACCCTATGCTTGCAATGGATGCCTCACGTATGCCCAGAGGCTCTAAGCCTAGTATACAGCCTGGAAAAGTTATATTAACTAATGGCGATCCTCGTGAAGTCCTACAGCCATTTAACTTTGGTAATGTCAATCAAATTACCTTTGCACAGGCTCAAGCACTTCAAACTATGGTACAGACAGCTACAGGCGCTATTGATTCAGCAGGTATTGCAGGATCAGTTAATGGTGAGTCAACTGCCGCAGGTGTCTCTATGTCCCTTGGTGCTATTATCAAGCGACATAAGCGTACATTAATAAACTTCCAAGAATCATTCCTTATTCCTTTCGTAACAAAGTCTGCTTGGCGTTATATGCAGTTTGAACCTGAAATGTACCCAGTAGCTGACTATAAGTTCCACACATCTAGTTCTTTAGGTATCATTGCTCGTGAGTACGAAGTTACACAGCTTGTACAGTTACTACAAACTATGTCTCCTGATACACCTATGTATCCTAAACTAGTCACTTCTATTATTGACAACATGAACCTAGCTAATCGTGAAGAACTTATTGCTTTACTTGATCAAGCTAATCAGCCTAATCCTGAAGCACAGCAAGCACAGCAACAGGCACAACAAGCTGAGTTGGCTTTCCAAGCGGCACAAACTGCGGCACTCAACGGACAAGCACAGGAGTCTCAGTCTAGGGCGCAGAAGATGGCAATGGAAACTCAGGTTATTCCTCAAGAGTTGGAGATTGACAGAATTAAAGCTGTCACTACTAATATTCATGCAGGAGATCAGGACGATAAAGAGTTTAAGAAACGTCTTGAAATATCCAAACAACTTTTGAAGGAACGAGAGGTAGCTATTAAAGAGAGGACTAACTAATGGCTAAAGATTCTAGGTTAGAAAGAGCAGGAGTTAGTGGTTATAATAAACCTAAGCGTACTCCTAATCATCCAACTAAGTCTCATGTGGTTGTAGCAAAGTCAGGTGATCAAATAAAGACTATTCGTTATGGTCAACAAGGTGTCTCTGGTGCAGGATCAAACCCTAAGACTGCATCGGAAAAAGCAAGACGTAAATCTTTTAAAGCACGACACGCTAAAAATATTGCT